TTCTTTTCGTTTGTTTCATCAGCAATATGCGAATAAGTGAAAACATCTGTTTCGTTTATGACTTGCTTAGCTGTTTTACCAAACGCAGTTTTCTTTACTTTACGTATATTTTTCTTATATTCTTCTGAACTAGCAGTCTCAAAATTACTAGCTCGATGCGGCACATAACGTAATTGTGGACCGCCACCGGAAATCCAAGTATGGCGATCAATAGAAGCGGTTTTACCATCAGAATTAGCACCAATACAGCACCAACCGTCGCTTTGAATTAAAGGTGTTTCAATTCCCGCAAAAGGGGACAGTCTAACAACCATATCAGCATCTATCGCACCCGTATTTTCATTCACAGCTTCAATAGCAAGCCCTAAATCTCCATTCGTGTTCATTCTCATTTGCATAGCGGGATAAGGTTTTGTCACCGATTTTGCGGTTAAATGGAAACCAACACCTCCGCCCATTTTCAGTTCTTCTTTATATTGAGGTGCTGGGAGACCTGGTAAAAAACTTGAATACAATGTGTCAAAAAAACCTGATGAGCCTGTTATGCTTACCCCTTCAATATCGATAGCCCTTAAGGTCCCTGTTCCAATCCAATCGGCAACAAATTTACCATCTATTCCCCATGCGGTTTTAGGAATGCCGGTTATCCCATTTTGATAAAACGCTATACCTTCTCTGTTCATAACCATCACTTTTTTTGCAGTATTCACATTGTCAGTGTCCATAAAATACATGGTCGAAGGTTTAAATGTTGGGAAAGTATAAATGTTACCTCCGTTTGCGCCTTGGATACTATCTCCTATTGCTTTTAATTCATTCTGCATCCAATCCTGAGTCGGAACTTCGTCGATAATTTTGCTTATATCTGATTTTAATGTGTCTGTGAAATCTGCTTTCACACTACCAAGCTCAATTTCTTCATATTTTTCAGTAATAACATTATATTTTGTTCGAACAGCTTTTGCAGTTATATTTACGTTTAAATCTGGATGATAAACTGTGACTGTGTCTCCTAACTCGACTGCTTCCAAATTTTTATATTTTTCATAACCTGTCATTTCAGAAAGTGGCTCAAAAGATACTTTGATATTCATTTCTGGTATATCTGTCTTATTATTCATAAAATATTTACCCGCTACATTTCGAAGTGTTGTTACATCTGTCACTGTGTCATCAGATGAGTAATCAACTGCCAAGATTTTTACATTCGAATATGCATTAATATGTTCACTATCTATATATTTTTCAGGCAATACAATCGTTTGCTCATTACCATTTGAATCTTGCTTATTCGCGAATGGATAAATTCGAGTAATTACATTTTCCGTATCTACATCAGTTTCTAATCCAGTTAAATTTTTCCGGTATCTAATAGATGCAACTTTATCTCTCCCACGTCGTTTTAATAGTTTTATACTAAAGTTATCACGAACTAACTCCCCTCCCCATGTATCCAAGAGAGAGCCTTCGACTCCCGCAATAATTTCAAGGGGATTTTTTCGTTGTATACTAGTACTTGATAACGTAGCGATGTCTGACGTTCCAGAAAATTTAGAGGGATAAGCAGTAGAAGAAAACAATTTATTTAATGCGGCACCTGGTGTAATATTTTCGACCGTGAAATCTTCTACAAAATTTGAAGTAGCATCATTTGTAATATGTTTAGCCTTCACTATAATGGAGCTGGTAAATTCGTCACGCACTATATTGTATGCTCGGAAAAGCTGAAAATTTTGCACTTCATTTGACTTTACTTTGAAAATAGACTCGTCACTTATTTTATCGAATAGCCTTGCTGTTACAGGATATTCAATTGTCAACTCACACGGTCCATTCAATGTTTCGTCAACTGTTGCAGTGATAATGTCTTTTAGTAGACCTAATCCATTATTTTCAAAATCTGTATTTTTTGACTCATATAAAATTGGTATCATTACACATACCTCCAATAAGGATTGACTTCGATTTTCTCTATATTTCCAATCCAATCGAAATAATTTTCTCCTACATTAAGCACCGGAAAATCAGGAGTAAACATTTTATTGTCAGCTGTGGCAATAACATCATTCACTGTCTTGTACACCATCAGATTTTCACAATCAAGCTCTATATATTCATCAATATCTTTAAAAACAAAGGTATTTCCTGAAATGTTTAAAGTAACATCTCCGGTCGCATAAATTTTCATATAAGGCTGTGATTCTATAGTTCCTTCATTGACGAGTAAGTCACCTTTATTAATTTCAATAATATTTGTATTTGCATATTGAAAAGGGTCTAAAGTGAAAATAACATTAAAAAAGCCGTATTCTAAAACGGTATTTTCTGCATCCGAAAAAGATACGTGAACAATTTTTCTATATACATGTGGATCATCAGAGAATACAAGGTTTTTCCCATTCATAAAATACCGTTTTGCTTCTCTAAAAAGTTGTTTAAATGACTTAGAATCATCTAAAAAATTAAATGAAATCTCTTCTTCTACATTTTTATATGCAAACGGGATAATAAAAGCACCATTTCTTCCTCTAATTTCTCTAATTTCAACGTCTTGTTCAGGTGTTTTTAGCAAAGGTCTTTCTGCAACACATAAATCATAATCATTACATGAGACATCATCTATAAAGATTTGATAATTCACGAAGTTCTACCTCCCCATGCTGTTGTTTTAGAATTCATACTATTAGTTATTTCGCGTTTCACTTTATTGACTAATCTATCTTCATCAGCAGCACCATATAAATTATTATTCATATTAATTTCAACTTTGACATCATTATTGTTTTCAGATATTTTCCCTTGTGCCATACTAGGTAGCGATGAAAGCATTCTATTTGATACAGCGTCAGCAAAAGGGTCCATCCTTTTCCCAACAAGAGGCACAGCGGCTTCCGGACCAGCTTCTCCAATCCCAATGACAGATGCTGAGTTAAAGAAACCTCCATTTTTATGCCAGCTTACATCCAATTTAGGAACTGTCATCTCTTTTAAACTAAATTTACCTTTCAAACTAAAATGTGGCATTGGAGGCATTTCAATTTTAGGAAATTTTATTTTTAGATTTTTAAATGTATCTTTAATATCGTCAACAATGTTTTTAACTTTATCATATGCATTTTTCACTGGTTTTATAATTATATCCTCTACTTTTGACCACGTGTTTGCTATATTATCTCGTATTACATCAAAAGCAATCTTAAAGGCGGCTTTAAAGGCAGCTAAAATAAGTTTGGCTCTATTGTTTGCATCTCTAATAGGATTAACAATGTAATCACTAATCCACTTCCATGCTGTTTTTGTAGCATCAGTGATGCTTTTCCAAATAGCACCCATGTCTATTCCTAAAGACTTTAGAATATTATCTATCCACCTAACCAGTGCAAAGAATATACCTTTGATAGCTTCCAAAGCAGCACTAGTCATTTCTTGAATACCTTTCCAAACTCTATCCCAGTCACCTGTGAAAATCCCTGCCCAAAAGTCAATCAAACCACCAAGATAATCTAAAGCAAATTGAACAATAGCTAAAATTGCATCCCATGCAAATTTAAGTGTACTTTTTAAACCTTCCCATAAAAATGTCCACAATGGTTCTAACCAAGCAACAAAGCCTACAATAAAGTCCCAAACAGCTTGCAACGCTCCAATAATTGTCGGACCATATTCTTCCCAGAACTTTTTAAGTGCATCTCCAATAGATTGTAAACCTGGTTGAATATATTCCCAAGCTGCTTTGAAAGCCGCAACAATCCATTCCCACAATCCTATCCAGAAATTCCGAAAACCTTCGCAATTATCCCACAACCATTTGAATCCAACGACTAATATAGCAATTCCAGCAACTATCGCTGCTATAATGCCTACCACGCCTAACATCGCTGTTCCTAAAATGCCAATCATAGCAACTATCGCAGTTATGACTGGGAGCAATGCGGTAAAACCTATTAGCAACAGTCCAATTACAACTGTCACTTGTCGGACAGGGGCAGGTAGTCCATTGAACCACTCTGACACCTTTTGTAAGACAGATGAAAGCGCGTCTAGAATTGGCGCAAGTACCTCTGCAATAGAGTTCCCCAAATCAGCCATTGCCATTTTCACATTATTCAAAGCGACATCTTGTCGGTCTATAGGGTCAAGAGTTGCTTCAAATATTTTAGACACTGTTCCTGAAGCCATTTCCGCCGTTCCTGCAAGACCGTCTAAACTTAAACGACCGTCCTCTATAGCTTTTACCATTCGTGGCGCACCCTTTGAACCAAAAACTTCCGCAGCTAGATTAATTTTTTCAGTCTCTGTTTTAGCTCCAAAAATTTTACCTTCTAATTCAGATAAACCTTGCGCAAGAGTTTTATTTTCTTTTGCGTACACAACACTAGCCTTTGTCAAACTAGATAATGTGGCACTTGAATCGACACCAGCTTTGTCCAAATTACCCATTAATTGTGCACCATCCGCAAATGATAGACCCAATGCTTCAATCTGTGGTGCACCCTTGACAGCCTTATCAAATATGTCATCGACACTTTGACCTGTCCCTTGCGCAACATAAGTCACCGAATCAAGAACCATGGATAAATCTTTATTTTCCAATCCATAAGCTTCAAGTGCCTGTTTCGCCTTCATAGTACTGTTAGTAACATCAGAACCATTTATATCAGAGAACTTCAACAGTTTCATAGAATTTTTTTCTAATTCCTTACCTGTAAATCCAAATTGAGTGTTGAGCTCACCCACAGCATCACCAATTTGTTGAAACTCAAACTTAGAATTGCCTGCAATGTTATCAAATACATTTGATAAATCTTCTCCGGCTTTTCCGGTCGCACCTGTTTTTGTAATGATTGTGTCCAGACCTTCATCTACTTCACGAAAAGCTTCAAGTGCATATTGACCAATTTCCTTGAGTTTTTCTCCTACAGCTGCGATATGCTCTGCCGCTTCCATCATAACCGCACCAGACATTTTATTATTTAATTCATCCATCCCTTGCCCGGCATTGTTAGAGTCATTCTTGAATTCAGTCAACTCATTGCCTAGTTTCGACACAGACATCTTTGCTTCATTTAATGATGTTTCCATCTTCAAAGCTTCTGTACTATTTTCACCATATTCTTGTTTAACTAATTCTAGCTGTTGTTCCATATTCTTAATTTTTTGTTCAGCTACATTTGTTTGATCAGCAAGATACTTTTCAGCTCTAGCAAGCTTTTCAGCTTCTGTAGCAGTACCTTCCATCGCAGCCGACTCTAATTTATACTCGCTTGCCAATTTTTCCGATTGAGCTTCTAAATTAGATTGTTCTGATTGCAATTTATTCAAAGAAGCAACTCTACCAGTTTCTGCTGATTTTGCCTTCTCTAAAGCATCAGTAGTAAGCTCAATTTTGTTAGCAAGTTGTTGTTCTGTTATTTGCGCGCTCTTAAGAGCTGACTCCATCCGACTTGCTTCTGTGCTGTTTTCTCCAAATTTTGTTTTTACCTTTTCTAGCTGTTGCGCTGTTTCTTTTGTTTTTTGACTAGCTACATCATATTGCTTTTGTAGACCATTTAAATCAGCTGCTAATTTATCAGTTTCTGATCCAGTGTTTTTTAACTGTTCTTGTTCAAGTTTTAATTCTTGTCTCAATTTTTTACTATCAGCGTTCATTTCTGCCATGGCTCTATTGAAGTCCTGATTAAAAACTTTAAATGTAACTTTCGCTTGATTGTTTGCCATTTATTTCCCACCTGCCTTTTCGTTCTCATAATTTGTCCAGTTTTCAATTGCAGTCTTTTTCTCTGCTATCATCTGAACGGATGTTAAGGGCAGTTGCCAGATATCATCACGATTTAGTTCAAACACATAGAGATATAAAGTGTACAAATCCTCTACACATTCAATAATGATGTCCGGCAGTTTTATTTTTTTCCTTTTGAACTACCTGTTTTCTTTTTGAATTGTTTTGCAAACTCATCTCTAGCTCGCTTCGTAACAATTGCGAAATAAATTTGCATATCAATTTCCAAATCCATTTGATAATTTTCCATAAACTCTTCAAAATTCTTTGCTTTTTTTTTGTCTGTAGCTTGTCTATACGCCGCATACATTGCTTGTGCAATTGAAATAGGGTCTAAATCTGCTTCTTTTTGCATAAAACCTTTTAAAAATTTCCCATCGACAGCACCTTCACCTTCGTTTTGCAATCGATATAAAGTTAACATTGTGACATTTGAGTCTAATTGCGCTTTAGTTCCATCTAAAAAATCTATTGTAAATTCCATTAAAATTCCTCCTATGCAAATAAAAAAGACGGGATAATTTACCCCGTCTAATCTTGAGTTGTTTCTTCTGAGTCGTCCCCTATGCCAGATTCATTTTCCAAAGGCAATTCAAGGGGAGTTTCAGGGTGTGGCAACAACCATTTCTGGTGTGAAATTTGTGTGCCATTGCTTTACAAATGCATCGCGACCAGTAGCATCAAGCTCTGATACAATTGCTTCATAATAACATTTTCTATTATCATCAATCATAGCAGTGAATTCTAATTCAATTTCAGCTACTTCATCTGCACCATTTTCTACTGTTACTTTTAATCCTGTTGCCGCCACACAATTTGAGAATGCAATTAATTTTGTTTGCGCTTCAAATTCATCTAACACATCCGCTGTTAAAATAAATGGTTTACTTAAACTGTCAGCACCATACGAGTAAACTCCTACCTTCAAACCTTCATTTGATAAACCAAAAATATCTCGTAACACGTCTACTTTTACATGACCTGTCAACGTCAGTGTCATTTTTTGGGGCGTTGTTTTTTTCTTCGTTTCAACACCTTCACATTTTTTTACTAATTCGAGTAACTCTGTTTCACCTTCAATAGAACCTAGACACCCAAATGCAATACTTGCAGTATCACCAGTGAATTTCGTACCTACATTTGTTACTCTTGTTGCATCAAAATCTTCAACAATTGTTGCCATTTTATTTACCTCCTAAGGTATCATTTATTTCTTTAAATACTGCTTGTTCTAACATCTCTACTATTTCTTGAGATGATTCTTCTACACCTAATTGCATAAAGTCTTGTTTTGTTTTATTGTGTTTTCCAATCCCTTGATCTGGAAAAATTAAATAGTTGAATTTAGGTTTTGTTAATAATTCAAACCCCAAATTTCCCATTTTCACATTAAAAGGTCCAGACGATTGCGCATGATTTTTATTAAGCAATTGACCTTTCCAATTTTTAGAAAGATTTATTCTTTTTTCTATGTTTAACTTCACAAGTGGAACTGCTTTTGTCTCAAGTGTTTTATTAATAATAGCTTCAGATTTGTTTGGAATTTGACTAATCAAATTTGACAATCTTTCAACATCCGAAAACTCTAAAGACCATTTAGCACACATATTTAAATGACCTTGTAAAGATTAATTCCAGTGCGTCTACATAGCCATCTTGTTGCCCCTTTTGAACTTGACCTTTAGTAGAGTTCAAAAAATAATAAGGACCAGCTCCACCGGTTCCTTCTAAACTAGTAATTATGTCAATTTGCAATCCATCCAAATCACTAGTATTCTCTGTTGCTACTTGAACTGTTACTTCTTGTATCAATGTGAATTGTGAGGTGTCACTTTTTGAAAATCCACCAGTGGAAAAAATGATATAATCGTAAACACCATTCATTTCCTCATTTAATTCTGTTTCGCTAACGTTATCTTGATAAACATTTAAACCTGTGTTTTCACTAAGTTTCGTGATTAAATACTCGTTTAATTTTGTAATTCTCTCTTTTGTCGCCTCATTCATTTTCATCACCTGACCTAGTTAAATACCAAAATAAACGCACATTTCTGTCTTTATCTATATAACTTACTTCATATTGAACACCTTCAATTTGGATTTTTTGATAAGATGTTGCCTCTTTTCGATAATGAGTTTTAATTTTTAAATTTAAATCTTTTCCCATTGCATTGATTCTCATAACATCTTGATCACGCATAGATACCTCTTCATAAAACAACTTGCCCTTACTGACAAAATTTGTTCCTATTCGTTTCCTGTTAGAGTCGCGAAGTGTCTCCGATATTCCATAAAACAAGACACCATCGTTAAAAGTGTCATGATTAACCTTCTGCATTAATATTCACCGCCACATCAAATTGCAAGCTTTGAATTTCACAAATAAAGTTTTGTTGAAAGTATTCATAAGAATTATTATTTACATATCTCACACCATCGAAAAGCAATTGTTTCGCAGCATCTTCTTTTTCAAAAGTAAAAGACACGCCAGTCAGTTGACTAATGCGTGCCGATACTCTTTCAATGATTTTTCTTATACGTTTGTCTTCTGTTTCATCAGACCAAGTAATATGCAAGTAGTCTTTTACTTCTTGTAATAATTCATCAGACACCTGCATTTAAATCATCCTCCTCTAACTTTAATATTAAGTCAGATTTTAAATCCGAAGTGTTATATGTGATTCCTCGCTTATCTAGTTCTTCTTTTAACTCTACAACTTTCATAGTAGAATAGTTATTCCCCGCTTTATTCAGCAGGGGTTTCGGAGGGTGTCGCGTTATTCACTACATTCACATCAATAGCAGGCGAACCTTCTAGACCTGTAATATCGAATACTAAGAAAGAAGAATTGTCTTTAGGTCGACCATTCGCATATTGCTTAGCATAGTAGAGTGTTTCATCGTCTAATAAACGATATTCAGTTGATGTGCGAATAACTTGCTCTGAACCAATTCCCATAAAGTAATCCTTAGCACGACCGGCTACTGCTTTACCGACAGGCACTGCAACCGATTGAACAATCTCAAGTGGAACTGGTAAGATACCTGTCACCCAAACTCCTTGGGGCGTCATGTAACTAGTTGCCGCATAGATTTTGCTCCAGTAATCAGCTGGATTTATAACAAGAATCGCATCACTGACAGATTTCTTTCCGTTGTCTGTCAGAGGTAACATTACTTTTGTTGCTAGTGTAGCTGGTGTCAAATCGGTCAGGGGTGTTGCGGTTTTAACTGGGTGTTCCCCAGCCGTAACATTATTCAAATCGCGCATCATTCCGATTGGTTGGTCTTTCCCGGAACCATTAACAATACCAGCCTCAAGACCAAGCGCCATTGCTTCACCTAAAATAGTACGAACATATTGATCTAACCACGACGGTCCTAAATCGAGCATTGCATTACAAACCGGAATATAAGCAGATAATTTATACATTCCAGTTTGAATTTTATCAAAACCATTGTCTAAAACTTCTTTAATCTCGGCACATAAAGGACCCCACCAAGCAGTTGCGACATCACCAACACTAATAATCCATTCCGTTGTTGCAGTAGTATTAACAAAATTAATTTTACTTAATAGAGGATGTTCCACCGTTAAATCTTCAAACACACGCTCAAAAACGGTAGGTGGAAGTAATGCAGTAACTCCAGCAAAACCGTTTCCTGCAATGACTTCATTATAGTATTTGCTTTCATCACTTGTTAAAGCGTTGGCACCACGGCTAGCGAGTACATTATTATCATTCATTTCTCTATTTACTTCTTTACGAGCTTGAGCGATAATATTGTTTTGAATTTGTTCAGCCATGTTTGTAAACGCTGTTACTTGCTCCGCTTCTGTCGCGCCTTCTTTAATTGCGTTTAAAAATGCTGTGCTGATGTTCAATGTTTCTGAATCTTTTTTATCAAGGTTATTCATTTGTCATTTCCTCCTAATAAAAAAGCATCGCTTCTATTTGCGATACTTTTAAAAATATTATTTTTTGTTTGAATTGCTTTGTTTTCAGTTGATGCAACTACTTTATATTTATCAACTATACTTGCTACTGTTACTGCTTCATTTGAATTCTCAGTAACTTGTTCCTCTTCATTTAATTCAATTTCACCAATAGAATCGCAAAAACCAAGTGTCACACATTCTTCAGCTGTTAACCATTCCTCGTTAGTAAGTAATGTTACTAACTCTTCACGCTCCCCAACAAAGCGTTCTGTATAACTTTCCGTCACTGCATGGTCAATCTTGTCCATGTCATTCGCAACTTTTCTAAATTCATCTGCATTACCAGCTGCTATTGTCCAGGCTTTATGAATCATCATCATTGCATTGCTTGGCATAATAATTTCATCACCTGCCATTGCAATTACAGATGCACCACTTCCAGCAAGAGCATCAATATAAATACTGATTTTAGCTGGGTGTGCTTTTAATAGATTATGAATAGCAATGGATTCAAAAACATCTCCACCACCGCTATTGACATGTACATTTATTTGAGAGACGCTAGATGTTTTTAAAAAATTCTGTACTTCACTAGACGTAATATCATCAAACCAGCCACTACCTATTGATCCGTATAAATACAAGTCCGCGATTTCTGGGTTTTCAGAGCTGTTTTTAAACTCTAATCGACTTTCTATTTTAGGAATCTCCTTTATTTTCATTTATGTCACCCCCTTTCAAATCTTCTTCATTCTCACCTAAAGGTGCATAATTTTTTGTAACAAAACGCTCTTGAGTTTCTGGACTCATCACAGGTTCACGTCCAATCATTCTTAAATTATCATCTATTGTATTTACACCGATATGGAACAGCACATCCATTGAACTAGCAATTTCTTGAATATCTTGAACCTTAATTCTTGTAGTATCTAATTTCATATAGGTTCTTTCTAAAACCGAATCCCTACCATAAAACTTTCTGTTTCCTTCATCGGTAAACATCTCAGCGATAGGATTTATACTAAACATTAAGAATGAATTAACCTGTTCACTTAAGCCCACTGTGTCTCCTTTTGCTAAACCAAGTGGAATGTTAAAACTATTTGCAACCATTTCAAAAACATCATCAATCATTTTTTTTATATCTCTTGATTCTGCTATTTTAGAATCTCCCGCAAGTTCGTCTATTTCCATTCCATCTTCGACAGGTAAAGCAGAGTCACCTTCTGCTAAAAACTTCTTCATTCTCTCAGATAGCATAAGTCTCAATTTTTCTTCTGCCTCTGGAGTTTGTCCAAACATCGCTTTTAGTTTTACTATTATTTTTCTAGAGTTTAATTTTTTATATTTATTAACCGCAGCAGTTAATAAATCCCCATAAAGCAAATAAAACCCATCGATGATGGATTTAATACTTTCATTATTCAAAGTAAGATGTAAAACTTCTGATTCTTTAAATTCTTTTTTTAATGTGAGGTCTTTTAAAGTAACTTCTGTATATGTGTTTTCATACAGTGATTTATCATTTTTAGTAAAACTATCAGCTACATAAATATATTCATCTTGCATAAATATCAAAGCTTCATTATCATATACAAGTTTGTATATTGCTTTCTTCCAAAACTCAGTTGCATTCTGATTTTGATTTGCTTCAACATTAAACATATACCAATTTTTTTTACGGACTTCTTCACCTTTTTCATAGGTGAGTACCTCTGCACAAGATAGAGTGTTGGCAATTTTATTAGCACAAGAATCAATTGCCCATTTCTTTATAGACAATTCTTTTAGTTTCTCAGAAGGAATAGAACACCATACCGTGTCCGTTAAATTCAATGTTCTTTGTTCTTCATTAAAAAATCCACTCACCCAACTTTTGAATCCCAATATTTATCACCTCCTAGTACGTAGTCACATCATACAGTTTTATTTCTCGTGTCTCTGGCAATTCTTCATCAAGCATTAGTGTATGCAGCAAAGCAAAAAAACCATCCGTTTTACGTGTCTTCGGTTCAATTTTTATATATGTTTTTTCACCACGCGCATCAAACTTAATAGCTACATTGTTACAGTACCAGCGCATCAGCATATCATCGCCAAAAATTATTTTATGCGAGGCAAATAGTTTATCTACCATGCTTGATAATCTGTTATGCGAATATGGACCAGAACGGACTTGAATCAGAGGCGCACCCGCACTCGTAAATGCTTCTTTCAAGGATTTATATCTGAAGCTATCTGTTGCAATATTTATTATGCGGTGTTCCTTCGCTTGTTCTAAAAACCATTGAAGTGGATAATCTTCATCAATATAATTATCATGTATGATAGTTGCCAGTCCTTTTTCCACTGCTTCATGAATCGGAAATTTAAATTTCGTGATTTTCAATGACTCAGCGCAAATGAATGTATGATGTTTAAAGATATACTTACCTTCTTTTTTAAATAACAACCCTACCGCACAAAAGTCTCTAACATCCGCAAAATCGATACCTCCAATCGCTGGAGCCATTTTTAACGATGGCATAGGTTGATTTGTTGCTTTAATATCATCCCATTTTACTGCTACAGTGGTTGGATCTTGAGTTGGACAGTTCATTCTTTTAGTCATAAACTCAACCATAATTTCAGAAGATGATTGCGCATCATCCCAATGTTGGTCAATTTCTATTCGCAATGGTTTGTAGTATAAAATCATAGGATTTGCTTTTGCCCATTTTGTTTTATTTTGAACTTCGTCCGGACTATCCAACTTGCAAATGAAAGGGAACATTTTTGAGTTTGGCTTTTCACCATTTAACACTTGTTGTGCTAATACTTTTCTGTCATCTAAAACACTTCCACGAACATAACCATCGGTCGTTAAATGGAATCTACGTGACCGTTCTTTTTTACCTAATCCAGAAGTGTGTACTGCATAATTTGAATAATCTTCATATGCGTGTTCTTCATCAAAGGCAACTGCACCAGGTCTTGAACCATCTTTTGTTCTTGCATTTGATGTTTTATATTTGATCGTTGATCCATTTTTTCGATGTTGTATTGCAACTAAATTCCAGCGATAGACGTTTTTCATCGTGTCTTTATTTTCTTCTAACATATTATAAATATCTTCAAAACTTGTTTTCGCTTGGTCTTCCGATGTCGCAACAATATCGATATTGTAATGGTCCACTCCATGATTTTTAGTTGTACATTCAAAAATCATGCAACTTAATAAACCATTTTTACCGAAACCTCTACCAGCATAAATAAAATAATCATTAAACATTAATTGCTTATCGCCATCTTCATCTATTTCAAATACAGCAAATACAAATGCATATATGAATTTTTGGAACGGAAAAAGTTTATAAAAATACCGCTCTGCCGTAGCAATAGCGGTGTCTAAAGTATCATGATCAATGATTACATTTTTTTGTTCTAACCTACCTCTAACATATTTCATCAATAATTTTTGTTCTTTACAATTTTCCACTTCATCATTTTCAACCATTCGCATCCACTCTGATATTGCCGGATGCCATTTATATACATTAGAGAGCTGGGTCATGTAGTTCACTTCCTGTATTTTTAACTTCAGAAGGTGGTTTTAAAGATAGGAATTGTAAAATATCCATCGCTTGCTTAGTGTATTTTTGTAGTAATAATGCACTATCATTTTTACGAGTGCCTTTCTGACCGCCACCGTTGTCATATTCAACATAAAAACCACGCTCATTAATATCTCTTAATAGATTCTGTTCCATATCCCAATAATACAGATAAGCATTTACTCTATCTTCATAAATAGGACTAGTTAGATTTTTATCTTTTAATTGCTGTTTTAAATCTTTTTCAATTTTATTTCTTGCAGTTATTAACTCTTTTCCTTCTTTCAATTGCATGAACGACACAATACCACCCCCTCATGTGAAAATTTAACGTTGCATTTTTTGGCGCTACTCTCCCCCGTTGTCACACCCTCTCAAAAAGTTTTAAAATTTTTACCCGGGGGGTATTAAATCCGTGGAAAATATTTTTCAATAAAAATAAAAATAGAATTTATTTCTTCATCAGTAAATGAAAGCAACTGATACACTTGCGACCTATTATTATTTATTTTTTCTTTCACTTCTTTTTGCTTCAAACCTTGACACTTGTTATCAGACACAACAGACCGCAGCGAACGATATGCTTTATACATCACATTGCGCACTACACTTTGCTTATACATATCATATTGTTCATAGTCATCTGTGTTGTACTCAATTCCATCAATATCAAATAACAATCACATCACCATCTTTCTTGATTAATAATCTTCTTCTCTTGTTGATTAGGCAAACGCTCATGCTCTTCGTTATGACATTGATTACATAAACATTCGAGATTACTTAATGTTAACGCAAAAGCGGGAAACTCTTTTACATATTTAATATGATGTACACAGTCCGCTTGACGTTGCTTACCTTTCTTCTTGCATCGTTGGCATTCATAGTTATCACGCTTCAATGCCTCTTGCCTGAGAGACAACCACTCTTTGCATTTATAAAACTTCATCAACTGATTAGTATTGATTAAGTTATAATGTTTAGATGTCATATGCATATGTATTACCCCTATATAAAAAGCCCAACACTAATGTGCTGGACTTCATTGTTCTATGTATCCGTAGTTATGAGACCTGAATACTTCTACGGTAGTATTCGTCAATACTTTGTATTTCATCCAGTCGAATCCGGAATGAATTTCCGTCACTAGACACAGGACCCGTTCCACATTGTCAAGAGGTGTGTGTGGTTTAATATATACTCGGCAAGGATTTGCACCTCGCATGAAGTCAACGGTTTACTAAGCAGCATAGCAACCTCCTGCTATGTCATCATGTGATTATAGATGCTCAGTTCCGTCTAACAGTTCATGTTCCATTGCTTCGATTTCATTATCTGAAGCAACACCTTTAATCGCTGATATGTGAGACATCTTATTTGTTCTTGAGTAATAAGACGGAATGAACCCATTATGTTTGTTTCTTAGTTCTTGACGTTCTTTATATAATGCTTTAATAGAAGGAACAAGACGTCTAATATTTTGTTCAATAAATCTAGTTGGTATTCTAATAATTTCCCAACCGTGTTCAGATTTATTCAAAGTATTAAGGATAAACACATCTCGTTCTGAATCTTTACCAATCCTAAAACGATGGTGCCCTCCATCAATCTCTAATACAACCTTCATGTCTGGCAAAATAAAATCTACTCGTTTGCGCCCTATTCTTTGTTGTGTTTTTACTTTAATCTGACTTCTTAACAATTCGATACAAGCCATTACTTCATGGGCAGAATCAAACTTGCTACTGTCATTTCTATAAAATTGGGCTACTGTGTTATATGGGTCAAGGTATTCATCCATTTTCATACTACAGCATTCTTGCATTTCTATAAGATGTATTGCTCTTTCAAGTGTTGCTTCGATTTTGTGCGCAATATATTCTTTTTTCTTTTCTTCTATTTTTTGTCGATACTTATGTTGGCATTCAACGCATAAGTTTCTACCTCCAGACAAATCTCTGAAATGGACCGAAGCTTCCTGCGAAATATATTGCTCGCATTCCCAACACCTAACTAAATTCATATAGTCCCCTCGACTTTCATTTTTAATAGGCCCTGCCTATAATACTATAATAAACTTATTTTATTGTTCAAAACGGGCGTTAAACGGGCAATATATTTTAATATCCTAATCTTTCAGCTATTGAAAGGATGATTGTTTTGTTTCTTCTTCTAGCTGTACTCTCATCCATATTCAACTTACTGGCAATCCATACCCAAGTTGGTTTGCTTCTGTCCCAGTATCTAAACTGAATCAATTGTTTATCCTCGTCATTCAATCTATTAAGCACAGACTCAATTGCATTTATAATATTCTTTAATCTACTTATTTCTTTATCCATTTGCAGTAACATCACACGATCTTCCACTTCATTACTAATATTCCCTGCACTACCACCACCTTGGTTCTCGTCAATGTATTCTCTATGCCAGGCGCCCAGTGTTACATTAACTTCCTTTTCCATCAATTCTTTTTTAGTAGAATGATAAAATCTTAATTCATCTTCAATAAGTTTATATTGTGCTTTACGTAATCGCTTTGACATTTAATCACTCTCCTAATAAAATTCTATCTCACACGTTTTGCCTAACGTTTGTTCAATTAGTTTTTTTCAGTTCTTCCTTGTTGACATGCGCCGTGTAATACTCTTCATTTTGATTTCCAAACATCGTTGTGAAGTTAGTAAACTTTTTTAGAAATTCCTTAGCATCTTTTTCGTATTTATCATTTTCAAACATTTTTAACCTTTCATATTTATCTAAACTGATATTTACATATTCCTCCATCATTCACTCTCCATCCACTCAATTAAATCATTCAAATAAAACTGCGCTTTCTTCAAATCTTCAATGCCGTTTTTGTATTCATAACGCGAAACGTATTTAAGTATATTTCCGGCTGCATAACTCGGATAATCTTTTACTTTCGCCTTAATGTAGTCAAGGGTTTCAATACCGCCTGCTGTGTAATGTGATGGGTTGTTTACGTTGTCAGTATTTTGTTTTTTCATAGATACTCCATTGGATGCAAATGCTTTCATGGCATTTGCGGTGTTATCAAACCACTTTGCAACTTCGTCTTGTTTCACTTTGTATTTTTCGATTGGTATGTTGGGGTGTAAATATTTAGCATAAGAAAGACTCCCACAACTTACTCCTTCTTCCTCTATATGCACAACAGTATTTTGCTTATTCCGTTCTCAAAGCTCCGAGTCATCTTGCGTAATAGCCTCACCAAAAAACCACGTCCATCCCTCATTTTTCAATTTTCCCAACAATGCATCAAAATCTTCTTGTGTTTCTGTGTGATATATTTTCATTCGTTTTTCCTCCTTGTTTAATGGAATTGTCGCATCAAGACTCATAGCTTCAATGTACATCCTTGATTAAATTTCCATCTGTTTATAAATTTTTGAATATGACTGAACATTGTTATCTCTCCACGATTTTCAAAATCACTCGGTTACAAAACCCATTTTGTAACTTGTAACGCTCAAATCCCTTCTGCCAGAACGTGGTTACAGGTTACAAAAAAAACGGCGAAAAAGTTTTTATTTTTGTACTCTTTTCTTAAATATAAATAAATATATATACTTTTTATTAATAAAAAAATGTAACTTGTAACTTTATGGTGTCTAGCTACTGATGCTATGCGGTTTCTGGAAGTTACATTTTGAACCTCGGGTTACATGTTTTTTGTAACTATTGTCAGAATAGTTTTTAAATAACACACAATTAGCACTTCTGATAAATTCTTGCAGTCTTTCCATTGATTTTGACAGGCTTCGTCTCTAAATCTAAAACAGATTTGATTGTTGTGTTCAAAGCTCTTCTGCTCTGAACATTTAATCCATTTTCCTCAGCCCAAAGCTCATACTCTTCGTAAATCTCTGGACCACGCTTACCTTCTACATCTAAAATGTCCAAATCATGAACAAATTCCAGTGTGCTATCATTGTCTTCGTGATATCTTGCGTTGAATTCTTCTACTTTACTTGTTTTCGTGAAGTCCTCATTTTCATAGATTCGAAAATATGCTTCAACTACTAATTTCGTCCAATATTGCAACGCTTTTTCATTTGTGATATTAGATATAAAACGCTTATCTTTCTTGCTCACCTTTGTAAACATTGGCATCCAAGTTACCCGTCGTTTGTAAGAATCACCTTTTTCAAATGATTTGATAATGTGATTACTTGTGAAAATTAATGTAGGTGTCATTTCAACACTTTTCGCATTTCCGTATAACTTTCTCATTTCTACAAAGTCACATGTGGATATGTTCTTCAAGACTTTCATTTGCTCGTTATTAATCGGCTCATCTTGTATATCATCACCTAAGTTTGCTAACCTACCTTGTAATACATTGAAATACCTCTCATCTGTCATGTTTTTAATAGACAATCCTGTACAATTCTTCTGATTTAAAATAGACCTTATAATAGAAAGAAGTGTCCCTTTTCCATTTCCTCCACCGCCTACGAGAATAAAAAACCGACCAATCATTCGTTTTATTTCTTTATCTACAACAAAGCAGTATCCCATCATCTCGAGAACAAACTTCTTGTAATCTTCATCTGAGTCGGTCAAGTGGTTCAAATACTCATCTACTATCTGTACTGCTTCGGTGTCAGGGTCATATTTTGCGTTTATGGAGTATGGTGTGAAATCAGTGTAATCAATCTCAATGAACTTACCATCACGTAAAATCCCATTCTTTAATTTGATATCAAAAACATCATCATCAGGAATCAACTTCGCTCTGTAGTGCATTTGATTGATAACTTCATCAACGTATCTTGTTTTTTGACCATTGCAGTAATTAAATACTAATCTTTTTAACTGATCGTCATCGCTGATATATTCGTTCCCATCAAAGTAGAAAAGTTGTTTCGAATACTTTACAATACGTTTTTCTTTCATTATTAAGTCAGCAATAGCAGCTTCTCCGTCCTTCACTGCTTTTATTTCCATGTCACGTGATATTGTGTCCATTTCATCACGTGGAAGTGGTGTGGCAAATATGACGTTATTGATGAACGTTACTATTCGAGACCATGAAGATATAGTTGCAATTAATGTCCTGTGTCTGAATAACGCTTGATTCCTACCGTCCCCTTCATCCAACCCATTCAAATCAGAAGCTTTTCGAATGCTTTTGAAAATACCAGGGAGTTCTTCACGAATACCACTGTTGTCGATTTCTCTTAGATGACCATTTCTTTTGATAGTTATTGATTTCGTGTTGGCGACATGTTTATATTCGACCTCTACACCAAGCGCACATATTCCTTTTGCTCCTCTAAAAGCACTAGGTTTTTTAAAATAGAAATGTGCGCCTCGCTCTGTCCAGACAATCTGTGTTTTTATTTCAAAATAGGAAATAATATCTTTAATTTGCTCCTTACTCAAGTTATCGATATCTATAATCAAGTCAACATCTGTCAGTAAATAACCTGCATCTTGAAATGTTTCATGATTTTCTGATATATCTGCTCCTGATGAGTCGTGTTTTTCTCCTTCTAAATATTCGACATACACATTTATTCCCACCTCTCAATACGTTGTTTCGCTAAATTATAGTAGAAAGTAATATCAATCAATTGATTAAAGTTTTTTAATTTATCACATTCGTCATTCCATACAAGCATATTGTCAGGGGTGTCTGGAAATCTCACCAGTCCATCATCTTGTCTTTTTTTCTGTAACAAAATCCCTTCTTTTCTTGATGCAAATACTCGATTAATCTTATTATATTGTTTACCATCGCTATCAAAAGTTCCTTTATAAGTCCCACCTGCTTGCAGAATGTACTGGAATAGATGTGGTTTATCTAAATTTTCTTGTATTGTAGTCAAAACGTCTTGATTGTTGACAAGATATTCTACTAAACAAATATCTATAATTCTTATACTATTGTTCTTAAATAGTTGGTCTGAATGATAACGACTTACATCCCCACCTTTTGTCTTAATTTCACCATTTTGTAGAGCGATGTAGTTATTTACATCTTTTTGAATCCATAGTTCAAAATTGTCTTCCTCAAGCGTCAAGTGAAAGTCTTCTTCCCATTCCTTCCATATTGTTTTGTATTCATTACTAGAGGTCATAAACGCCACCCCATCGGTATTAATATTTACCAATGTGACGAAGGGTGAAAGACGTTTACAAAGCTCATATAAGGCTATCTGTCCATATACACAGACACTTAGTGCTGCGTTTGGATTATTTAGTAAGGAGTATTGATTTTTCAAGTTACCGTAAACCGAGTTGAGAACTAATTTTAAAGCATCAGATAACTTTTTATCCTTGTGCTTCACTTCAATTCGTTTATTTAAAATCTCATGATATTTATTTGTTGCGGGTCCTAATGCTTGCAGATTGAGGATGATATGAGGATACATAGAAGCTACATCTAATAGTTTTACATTCTCAAATCTTTGTCTAGTTGAATGAACACCATGCAATCCACCAAATCCAAACTGAATATCACAATCAAATTCTTTTATTGTAATACTTTTCTTCTTCTGTTCTTTATCTTGCCAAATATCGACTACTTCTTGAGGTACAAGTTTTAACATTTCATAATCTCCCTCTGGATCATATTCACCAAGTCGAATATCTGACCATTTTGGTGACGGTTTATCCATCAGAACATTCGCACTAATAGTCGTCGTGTTCCATTTATGCGCTTTAGATTGAAGATTATGTGGGAGCATTTCAATTAATGTGTCTTTGACATTGAAATAATTATATTCACGCATTTGAAAGACTTCTATTGTTGTGTCTACATCATAAGAACAGTAATCAATAATTTCTTCTAACTCATCTTCTGTAAGTTTCCTGTCTATTGTAAAGTCCACACTAGATTCTAAAATCATTTTCCCCATATTTCCCTCAATCTTTTTCAAACCAGGCTTAGCAACATCAATTTGCTGAAAGCAATCAAGAGAATGAATAGATGGGTGTATTCTTTTCTTTCGCTGACCTCCAATTATTTCATCATTTAGTTTCTTTATTTGATGAGTTGTGAAACCATCTAGCATTGCTGTCAGTATAAAGTCATCGTAGAAATGGTTATTATAACCAACTAATGTTTTTCCTGTTATAAGGTCTTTTACACCATCAAAGTTATTATGAAATAACTTGACTAGTTTCTTGTCAATATCTTTAAATACGACAAGTGAATCTTCTTTAAATACCTCAATATCATAGAAAAGTAAATTATTCATTTGACCCTCCTTAGTTAAGAGCGAACACTATGGCTCGCTCTTAATTACTTCATTGTCCTTTTTTTTTCTTATTTATTTCTTTTTCTTCGGAAAAGGTTTAATATCCGCATAAACAAATTTACCAAATGCTGAACTAACTTCGACCATGATATCTTTACCAATCAGTTCTTCTTTATTGTCAATACTAATCCCAAATTTCTCTTCAAATTTTTCATATTGTTTTCTTTGCTTCTGAGGATTTGTAAACCATTTTTTCATTGTTTCCATATAATCTGAATAGGTCATATTAGATTGATAAACTTCCCCCTCATGTTCAAATTTAATGTGAACTCCGATACCGTCATCTGTAACATCTTTAACAGTTGATGAAATAATTTGTCCAACCATATCTTTATCAAACTTAGCAATTTGCTCTGATTCCCATAGGCTGTTAAATTTGTCATAGGCATAAACATCTCTCTTCTCGCCAATTGCTTTTGCTAATTCATCAAAAGTTAATTGGAAGTACTCTTGACACCACTCTTCCACTTTCACTGCTTTTTCCTCATCTGGTACAAACTCATTTTTTTCTTTATCAAATACATTCTTGTTAAAAATAACTTCTCTCAATTCTCCACGTTCCATATCAATAAATTGTAAAGTCGCTTTGCCTTCTTTGATTACCACTTCTACCAATTCTAATTGTTCTAATTTTTCACCTTGTGTCATAATTATTTCTCCACCTTTTCAAATTTTATTTTATTTTGTTGCATGAACATTTCTACTAGTTTTACGTCTTTTTCATCTTCTAAAATGAAAGTAGTGATTTTTTTATCTTTGACGACTTCTGTATGACTTTTCGCCTTTTTAATCTCATTTTGTGCTTTATGTCTATCAGAAACTTTTTGCGCACTAATCGCTAAATCTTTTGATTCTTTATATTCTGCAATGATTTCGTCCGCGTGAGGCATTGTTTCGATGACCTTTAATTCAGTCTCGATTTTTGTCAACCACTCCACCATTTCAGACTCAATTTTGTTAATAGATAATGATTTGTTCAAATGTCTGTTTTCTAAAAAATCATCAAAAGTGAAATATGTTTTAAAGTCATACATTCTGATACGCTTTTCAAACATCCGTTTTAGTACAAGCTTTTTATCTTCTCTTTCTTCTTCTTCCATTTGCGTCACTTGTTGTCTGACCATTTCATCTGCTGTTTTTACAATGGACACAATTTCTTTTACTTGTTTTTCAAATTCATTATAAGGTTCCAGCATTTCTTTTTTGATTAAAATACGTTCTGACTCTAAGTTCTTTACTTCTTTATTCACTGCCGCAAGTAATTTTTTAGATTGTTTAACGTTCTCTTCTGTTACCTCAATATTTTCAATCTGCTGTGCTAATAATAATGAGTCGCTTTTTATTTTCTTATACGCAGGAAATAAGATAGACCCTTGCGTAACAACAGGCGATTCGATATTAAATTTAGGCAAAGTGTTCAAATATTATCACCTCGTTTCAAAAAAGCTACAACATCGATATTTTTATGATTGGATGTGAACCAATTCAAAACACCTAAATTTTCATCATAGTTACTTTCAAAATTAGGTTTATTAGCTAATCTGGTAAAGCTCGTTGCTTCTTCAACGTTTGCATTAAACTTTTTAAACTCAACACTGTCACATTCTTTATATAGAAGCAAAATCATCGCCTCTTCCTCTGTCATGATCATTTTTTGTCCCTCCTCTAATAAAATCTTTCGCTCTTGTGTAATTCAATTAACTGACTTTCTTTACTTCGTCTATTTAAATAGTAGAAAGTTTTACATTGTTGTGTACTCAAATGTCGCTTACCACCTGTGAAAGGATTGTATCCGTACTTAGATTTATTACGCGCCATTTCAAGTTTTTTCTCATCGTGATTACTTTCAATAAACAAATAATCAAATTTTAGATGAGGAGCATTTTCTAGCGAACTGGTGTCAGTAGCGTAAATGATATTTTCACCATCAACACGCCATGTGTAACCTTGAGTAATAACGTCATGAAAACACTCAAAAGGTGTGACTTCAAAGGACGGTAATGTAATTTTAAAGTCACTGTTTCCGATAATATCAATATCATACAATTGTGCTATTTGATAATTACCAATGATAGTTATTTTTGGAAACAACTTCCTGATGTTTTCCAAAGTACTAGAATTGATGTGATCAGAATGAATATGAGTTAACAATAAATAATTAATGTCATACAAATGTTCTTTAATTCTTTTAAAAGGAACACCGCAATCAATCATCACATCATTAACAATCACACAGTTACCTTTACTTCCAGATGAGATAATTTTCCATTCAATCAATACCTATTCACATCCTCCATGACTTTCTTCACTTGATTGCGTGGGATGAAAATCTTACTGAATCCGTCATTATCTTGAATCTGTAGCATTCCACTTTCATATAATTTGATAACTGTATAAATTTCACCATCAATAACATATTTCTCAACCCCTGCCCTATCCTGTACCTCTATCTTATCGCCAGCAAAAATACTCATTTAATCGCCTCCAATTCATTTTTATAATCCCACATATCTTGTGATAATTTATCTAGTCCAACCGCGAAACGTTCGAGATCTTTAGGTGTTTTGATGATTGATTTACTTAGTTCTTTGCTTTTTCTGTGAAGTAAACTGTTAGCTTCGTTGATGATGATTTGTTTAGTCATTTGCTCAGCTCCTTT